TCGAAAATGGTGTGGGAGAAGTCTCCATCTGATCGCTCGATGCAGATTTTCAAGTCCCTGGCCCTTCAAAACGACATCGGTACAGGCTCCCAGTTTGCTTATCTTGGTAGTTCTGGTGCCCACACCGTTGAAGGTGTCACTGAATATGAGCTATGGATGCGCCCTACCCCCGACTTTCCAGAAGGTCTGGTCATGCGTGTCCTCGGTGACAAGTCCCCAATCCTTCTCCAAGCTCCCGAAGAGGCTATTCCAGGTCCCATTCCCTATAAAGACATTGAGGGTAACCCACTGTGGCCCTTTATGCATGCCCAATACGAGCATATGGGAGGTCGGCTATATGGCAGATCGGCACTTAGCCCACTGATTCAGAAACAGGATCAGCTTAACCAGCTTGACAGCCTTATCCAATTGCACGTTCAACGCAACTCGAACGCTGGATGGGTCATTCCAGAGAATGCGGGCATTGATCAGAACCAAATCACTGGTGAACCCGGCCTGATTGTTAGATGGAACGCCCTTGCAAGCGGCGGGTTGGGTAAACCCGAGCGAGTTCCTGGTGTTCCAATCGACGCCTCCCTATTTGAGTTCCGTGCACAGATTCTCAAGGACATTGAGGAGCTTTCGGGTGCCTTTGACATCATCAAAGGACAGAAACCTTCGGGTGTCGAGGCCTTTTCGGCCCTCCAACTCCTCGTCGAACGGTCCCAATCGCGTTTTACTAGCGTGTTCCAGGCTCGTGGCGAGATGTACCGTAAATGGTTCAGCTCGGCCATTGAAATGGAGCGTCAGTTCGGTCCACACCAGCGAACGTGGGCTGTTCTTGGTCAAAACAAGGGCTATACGTTCCGCCACTTCGAAAATGCCCAGCTCCAGGCCCAAGTTGTGATGATGATTGAAGACGGTTCGAACATGCCAAAGACCGCCCTGGGTAAACGAGCGGCTATTGAGCAAGCTAACCAACTCGGTCTCCTAGATCCCAACGATCCCGACCAGCGTTATGCCCTTTTGAGCAATTTTGGCCTCTCTGACCTGGTCCCATCATTGAATACTCACGTTCAGGCAGCCTTGCAGCTTCAGGACACCTTTGAAAAATGGGCAGAACAGCCCCAAGGTCCACCACCCCTCGTCCTAAAGCCTTGGTATGATGTCCAAATCCATTGGATTGAGCGCATTAAGTGGCTGAATACTGATAAGATGCGCGAACTTCTGGCCACCAACCCTATGTTGGAACAGATTATTGCCATGCATCTCCAGGAAATGCAGTTTACCCTGACTCCTCCGGTCCAAGTTGACCCTAAAACCGGCCAACCAATCCAAGGAGGGGCTCCCCAAGGCCCTAATGCCCCAGGTGGAGGTCAGGCCATGACCCAGTCCAACAAACAGTCAGGAGCCCCTCAGAAGCCCTCTAAGGACCAAACTAAGGGTCAACCTCAAGGCTTAATGTAAAAACAAAGAGCTTGCGCCCCCCAATTTTAGGGGGATTTCATCAACACACCAGATTGCGTTAGGTCTGGTACATCCAACGCGGCACCTAACCGCGATAAAAAGGGTAGGATATGTCAGAAAACGTAATTGACTCAGGAACGCCAGCAGCTGGCGACACATCTGCACCGGTTGCTACACCGACACCAGTAGCCACGCCCGCACCAGCGATAAGTGCTCCACAAGACGACCGTTCTACGTGGGTTCCTCCATATCGACTCCGTGAAACCCGAGAAGCTGCTGTTCGAGAAGCGAGCAATGCGTTCGCCCAGCGAGAAGCAGAGATTCGACGGGAAGCGGATGAATATCGGAGACAGCTCCATGCGCTTGTGGGTGTTCAGCCTCCACAGAATCCAGAAATAGATGCCGTTCGTAAACAGTTTGGTCAGCTCTATCCGGGGCTCTCTAAGATGGAAGAGAAGGCAGCACAGCTGGAACAACTCCTTGATCGTGCAGGAGATTTGGAATCTCAAAACGCTCATTACTGGCAGAGTTATGGACGCCAGTCCGTTGATAGGCTGTTTACCAAGACAGCTGAAGCACTCGGCACCCCGCTGAGCGATGAAGGCAAGCAATTCTTGCATTCTAGCTTTGTGGGTTGGGTCCAGGCAAGCCCGGAACGGGCAGACCGTTATTCCAACGACCCTTCGATTGTGGATGACTATGTGAAGGTATTCTCGTCAAACTTTGTCGATCCATCTCGTCGAACCGCCAACGCAGGCATTCCAGGACGTGCGAATATTCCCCTCCCACAGGACACTCCTGGTGGAGCCCCTCGCATTCCTGCTCCGCCTCAGCCTAAGGATCTCGATGAGAGAGTCGCACGAGGATTGGCTATGTATAACGCAACTGCGAAGTCCCCAATTCCGTTTCAGTCGGAATAAATCTTCGCATTTCCACGTAATCCAACACGGATGTACGTAGAATCAGGCTAACATATGGCTGGTGCAGACAAACAGGCCCTCGATGCCATCTTCAAGGAAGTCTTCGAAGAGGGTGTTGCAGAGGGCGTAAACAACAAGAATCCACTTCGGGACATCATCAAGACTGAGCGTGTCCCGTTCCGTGGTCGTGAGGTCGTGCGGCTCTCGCATACTTCGCGTAACGTAAGTCCGATGTTCGGTGGTGAGGATTCCTTGCTGGCGAACGCAGGCAACCAGGGCTACTCGCGGATGTTCGTGGATCAGCGCAAGCTGACTTCGAGACTCCGTATGACCTGGGAAGTCATGCAGGACAGTACGTCAAGTGAGGGTGCATTCGTCTCTGCTCGTAAGAGCGAGATGCAGTATCTCATTGACGACATGGCCCGCCGAGACGAGTATGCGCTTAGCTCGGATGGTCGTGGTGTCCTTGCCTTGGTGGACGACTCTGGAGACGTAGACTGTTCCACAACGCTGGCAGTTGATGCTCCTGGTGGTATCACCAACGACAACTTTGGAAACCGCTTCATCTCAGCTGGTATGAACATCGCGTTCGTAAACCCAGCAACCGGAGCACTCCGTACTACGAGCGGCATCACGCCGAAGGTAGTGTCGGTGGCTTCTGGTGGGGCATCCATTGTTGTGCAGTCCATCGCGTCCATCGGCTCTGATGTGGCCAACAATGACTACATCGTGCAGGCAGCCAATGCGGCTGTGACCGACGTGCTCGACACCTCGTATGAGCATGCGTGGTGGGGCCTGATGGCTCTCGTTGATGATGGCACGTACCGTGCAAGCTACTACGGTCTGGACCGCACGCTGGTTCCAGCCTATTCTAGCTATGTCACGCCTTCCACGGCTGCTCTGAGTGTAGACCTTATCCAGCGCGTATCGGATGTGGTCGACCAGAAGATGAACGGGAAGATCAATATGCTTCTCGCGCATCACAGCACACGTCGGCTCATTATCCAGCTGACGGACCAGGATCGTCGCTATATGGGCGCTTCGCTCTCGCGGCCTGACCCTGGCACGGTGGCGTTCAAGCAGGGAGACATCCCCTTCGGAGATGTTCCTGTGCGGGCCGTCCGTGACTTTCCGCTCGACGTGCTGATGTTCCTCGATCTCGCCAATGCTGGTTTCAAGGAGTATGTCTCCGAGCCCGGCAAGTGGATCGACGAGGACGGCAGTGTCCTGTGGCGTGTTGGCACCGGAACCTCGGCGCGTGATGCGTTCGAGGCATGGTATCGTATGAGAAAGCAGTACTTCCTGGAATACCCAGCGTACTGTGCACGTCTCGATGGTATCACCGGTCAGGCCCTGATTGTTCAGAGAGCTGCAGGTTCGTAATCGTTTTAACCATGTGGTGTGGGTCATCTTCTGCTGCTCTGCAGGAGTGGTGGCCCACCCCTCGACCATTCGGTCGAGCCCACTTTCCCCTCCTCCATATGAACCCGTTCATGTGAAAGGTATTGGAGATCTTAGTTATGTCACAGATGGTTACACTCGTTAATCGCACGTCTAAAATGCTTCATGGCACCTGGGATGGCCGTCATTGGGACATCGCCCCTGGTAAGCACAGCTTTACCGAAATTCAGGCAATGAAGTTCAGGGACCAGAACCCAATTCTCGGTACACGAAACCCCTATACCATGATCAATGAATGTCTGATTGGTATTGAGGAACATGGAGACGATTGTTCACCCATTGAACAAAGTGCTGCCCCAGAACTCATCAATCGCAAGCAACTCCCACCCGACCAGCAGAAGGTAGACGTCGTCCATAGTACTGGTATGTTCTCTCGACAGACCGATGCTTCCTCGGCCCTCCCCCAGGAAAATGGGTTTTCCAAGCCTTAATCATGGAGCATCCTAACTATATCCCTGACGTCAACCCGTTCAAGCTTGCGGGACCCCCAGCCCACTTTCTCAGGCAGCTGTGGGACTTTGATGCTTCCCTCGTAGTGGTGCCATCCCGGCAAGGCTTCTACTATCGTCTGAGTCAGCGTAGAATCCCCAAGCTCACCACTCAGGTCGTGAACGACCTCCTTTGGAGAGATTCTGACACCCAGATGCTAGCGAGCTACAACCTGGTGCCTGTTACCACCATCTTGGCCACTGCTAACTGGTCCAATCCTTTTCTTTTTGAGGAACTTCGTCGTCGTGCTCCGTGGCGAATGGGAGGTGCCCAAGCAGTCACCCAGCAGCTAGAAGACGCTGAGTGGAAGGACGAACTGGACAAGCAGACTAAAACCAACGAACACCTTACCTCCCTAGGTAAGGATGCTTGGAATCTCTATAACAAGAAAATAGGCCTACGCTCCCATATGTACTCTCCAAAAGCACCAACTCGGCGTAGGTCCATTAACGATCCCCCAGAATCGCCCAAGGTAGGAAGTCTTATCCTCTCTGGTGCCTAAGCTCCACCTGAGGGGAGCGGGTGATTCAGGCCCCACCCTGATGTGGCCTGTATGTTGATCTCGACCGACAATATTAGTCGAGACGCTTAACCCAGCGTATGGGCGAGATTTAATCACATGCCAGCTCTAGCCGTTGAATCCGCAGGTAAAGTCCGACAGAAGACTCGGGCGAGCACGCACAATCCGTGTGTGTTCTATGCTCTCAAGGCGTTTTTCCTGCATCTTGCTGCCAACAAAGGCAATCCCGATCTTCAGATTGTCTCCTTCTCAGGGACTGACCTGGAAAGTGCTTGCGGTAAGACCGTCCTCGTTGGTGAGGCTTGCACACTCTACGTAGCGTGGGGCAAGAAAACCAACACGGCAACAGATGCCTATCTATTTATCATGGATGACACTGTTGACGACACGGGTGTTGCTACTGATACTCGTGCAACGCTTCCGTTCCCGATTGCCGGTAATGCTTCAGTGGGTGCAACTACACCTGCGAACAATGCTGGTGAGTCCATCCTAATCTTCCCGGATGGTATTCCGATGGCAACTGGTGTCACAGTGGCCAGCTACACAACCGGTGTTGGTTCAACCCAGTCTACTGCTGGGGATGCTCCAAACGGCTTCCTTATCGTCGGCACGTAATCCTAAGGGTCCCCTGGATACGATCTGGGGGACTCTTGGTAAAACAATATGGCACTCAATCCAAACTCCTACGTTCGTCCAAAACCCCCTAAGCAGCATTCAGTAGTCACCTACACAGGCTCTGCTGATGCCATTGACATCAATACCGGTGACAATTTTGTTCTCAATCGGTCTGGAGCTGTAGATGCAGCTACCCTTGCAGATCCATCAGCGTTTGACGACGGTCGTGTTATTTGGATCTCCAATGGCACTACCCAGGCCAACACCATTACCATCGCTAATGGTTTAGGTGGGTCTGGTAGCGGCTACACCATTCTCACTATGCTTGCCGTCGTAGCAGCCAACGTCTCGCTACGTGCCTACGCCGGTCACTGGTATCTTGTTGGTCAATACGGTATTACCGTTTCCTAATCAACCCAGGGGTGCGGTGGCAGGGGCCTACCCCCTCCTTTCAAAAGGATATCCCCTAACATGGCAACACAGTTTTTAGCAAAGTTTACGTCTCTCGCAAAGATTCCATTGGACCATCCCACAGCCGTGGGTGTTGGTATTGTGGATGGTGCAATAGTCCTGCGAGGTTCCAGTACAGCAGGGGCCTTTGGTCATAGCTCATTTAATTCAGCAGCTGATGACAAGGTCATTAAACTCAACTCACGGAACTACATTGCAACGACAGGTGACTACATTGGTGTGCAGGTGAAGCCTGCTGCTACAGTTACCAAGACTGCTGACGGCCTCAAAGGTCTTGAAGTCAGCCCCCGTGTCAACGATGCTGTAGCTATGGCTGGTGCCTCGGGCACTGTCATAGGTATCCATTCTGATGTCTATCTCAAGGGCACATCTGCAGGCACCATTGCTGGTGACATCCGTGCACTGAACCTTGAAGTCGTGACAGACGATGCTGGCACACGAACCATCTCAGGTAACGTGAATGCCATCAGGATTCGTGCTGCGTTCAGTGCGACAACCATCTCAGGTGCGATGATTCCCATCCGCATCGAGAAGGCTGAGGCTCAGACCAATAGTAAGCAGTGGTCAGCCGTGTTGGACTTGCCAAGTCAGTTGGCTGGTGTGTGGGATGACACCATCACCACCAATACTGATACTACCGCTGCTGGATTCATAGCCGTGCGAATCAATGGCAACGTTCGCTATATCCCAACATACTCCGCATAATCCGTTCAAGGACCTAAATCGTGTCTATTACTCGTGAAGACCTCCTTACTCGCCTCGAACAGCTTCGTAAGGAACAAGCAGACACCCTCGCTAATGCTCATGCCTATTCTGGAGCTATCCAGGAAGCTGAGCATTGGCTCTCCCAAATAGACACAAAGAACCCTATTGAGCCTTCAAGGGAGGGGGAGGAGAAAGACCCTCCCCTCACCCACCTAATACCTTGACAAATCCCGAGAAATCTGCTACAATATATCTCTATGGAACAGACCAAGACTGTTCAGATCATAGCAGGAGTTCCCAGTCTTACCGTCCCAGATCTTCCAGATGGCCACGAGCGGTGGGGCCTAAACAACATCCACTTCGCCAAGCGCTGTGCCAAGTTTGACAACTGGACACGATGGTTTGACCTTCACCACAAACCCCACATCATCCTGAATCGACCCGGCTGCTACGGTTGGTACACAGTCCAGGAAAAACCCATTATCATGTGGGATCTTGACCCCCTGATTCCAGCCAGTGTAAAATATCCCCGTGAATCTCTCCAGGAA